GTTTCACAACTTTGCGATTCTGCTAGTGGCATTCACTCTCGTCATAGTGATTACTACATACGCACTGTACGAGGGGATAACAAAGACCCTATTACGCAGATGATGAAGGACCAAGGTGTACCTTATGAACCCGATGTCATGAAGGAAGATAGCACTTCAGTCTTTTCCTTTCCTGTTAAGTCTCCTGAAGGATGTCTTACTAGAGATAGCTTAAGTGCTATAGAGCAACTGGAGATCTGGAAGGTATACCAGGATCATTGGTGTGAGCATAAACCTTCAGTTACTATATCAGTCAAGGAAGATGAGTGGATCGAGGTAGGTAATTGGGTGAACAGTAACTTTGAAAACATCAGTGGTATTTCTTTTCTTCCATACTCTGATCACGTGTACAAGCAAGCACCATATCAAGAGTGTACCAAAGAAGATTACGAGGAATTAACTAAGTCTATGCCAAAGAATATTGATTGGTCAAAGCTTGGTGATTACGAGAAAGAAGACTACACAACTGCTTCTCAGGAACTGGCATGTGTGGGTAACTCATGTGAGGTATTGTAATTACTCCCTATTCTAGGACAGACCGATGAAAACTACAGGATATAAACTATTAGTAAGTAAAGAATTGCTGACATTACTAGAGGGTATTTATCCAGATAAACTACCAACAAAAGTTGTTGATAAAGAAGACCTTGCGTTTCTCTTAGGACAACAATCGGTAGTCCAAAGATTAAGAGAAATTCACGAGGATGAATAACTATGAATATGCCAGAACCTAGAGATTATGAAGCTCCAGAAAAGAAACCAGCACCAGTTGTGTCTCCTTCTGGATCTAGAGTAAAAGGGGAACCTGAGTTGGAGTTAGCTGAAGATACTGCAATGCAACGTAGAAAGAAAAAGATGGGCTACAAGCAGTTTAAAGTTAATACCCTTAAGATAGGGGGTAGGTAATGTTACTATTCTTAAGTTTAGTAGGATTTAATACCCCTAGTGGTAGTGGACAAAATAGTTCTAATTTATCTTCAGGGAACCCTGTTCCTAAAAATCCTATTAATAAAGCATTAGGGGATGATGATGATGATTGGTCCTATGCACCTCCATCAAACATCCAAACTCCTGACGATCCACCTCCTCCAAGACCTGAGAACCCTAAAGAGTTTGAAAGGGATGAAAGTGATCCTCTTTCGGATTCTCCAGGAATAACAGGAGCCAATAAAAAGAAAAAGAAACGTAAAGGAAAGCGTAGCCTTAGAAGAGGTGGTTTCCTTAGTGCCTTAAAGATTGACAGGGGTTCTTCTTTAGGAAAGGGAGGTAAAGATAATCCCTACACTTTAGGTGGAATATAAAGTATGGATAAAGTAGAAGTTAATGAGTATAAAAGCCGTAATCAAGGAACTCTAGCTGCACTATACAACAACTGTGCTTCAACTAGAGATCCTTTTTTACAACGTGCTAGGGCATCCAGTGAACTAACCATCCCTATGCTGATGCCTCCAGAGGGACATACCCAGAGTACCATCTACAGTACTCCTTATCAGTCCATAGGAGCACGTGCTGTCAACAATCTAGCCTCAAAACTTCTACTTGCTTTATTACCACCTAACTCACCGTTCTTTCGATTAGTCATTGATGACTTTGATATAGCTGAGATTGCTGAATCCCAAAGGGGTAAAGTAGAGGAAGCCTTAGGATCAATCGAAAGATCTGCCATGCAGGAGATTGAAACCAAAGCAGTTAGAGTGCCTGTGTATGAAGGACTTAAACAGCTTATAGTCACTGGTAATGTTCTTTTGCATTTCCCAAAGGGTGATGACAACATGCGTGTCTTCCGCTTAGATCGTTACGTGGTCAAGCGAGATGCGATGGGTAACATCCTTGAAATCGTAACCAAGGAAAGCCTTAGTCCAAAGATGCTTCCAAGTAGCGTTCAGATGCTAGTGTCTCCTCAGGAAGACTATGGAACCAAGGACTATGATCTCTACACATGTGTTAAACTGGACGGTAACAAGTGGTCAACGTACCAAGAAATAGAGGGGTTTGAAGTCCCTGAGTCCAGAGGTACATATCCAATTGACAAGAACCCATACCTTGCATTGAGATTCTCTAAGATCGATGGAGAGGATTATGGAAGAGGATACGTAGAAGAATATATCGGGGATTTAAAGTCCCTTGAAGGTCTTTCTAAAGCTATTGTCCAAGGTAGTGCTGCAGCCGCAAAACTCTTATTCCTAGTGAAACCCAATGGAACCACAAAGCTACGTTCACTTGCTGAGTCTCCTTCTGGTGCAATCGTACAAGGAGATGCTAATGATGTTTCCGTACTACAAATGGAGAAGTTTAATGACTTCAGGGTAACGCTGGAAACCATGAAGACCATCACTGAAAGATTGAGCTATGCGTTCCTTCTGAACAGTGCGGTCCAGAGACAAGCAGAACGTGTCACAGCGGAAGAAGTCCGTTACATGGCAAGCGAACTAGAAGGACAAATAGGTAACATTTATTCTATACTTTCTGTAGAATTCCAGTTACCGATGGTTAAGATTTTACTTAATAGAATGGAACAATCTGGAAAGATGCCTAAGTTTCCAAAAGACAGTATCAAGCCACAGATCATTACTGGTGTGGAAGCACTAGGAAGAGGTCAAGACTTGAATAAACTGGGTCAGTTCATGCAACATATCTCACCATTGGGTGAAGAAGTGATCCTTAGGGAACTTAACATAGGTGACTACATTTCCAGACTAGGAGCATCCCTTGGAATCGACACTAATGGATTAGTGAAAACCGATGAGCAGAAACAACAAGAGATGCAACAAAGGGAGCAACAAAAACAACAGATGATGCAACAAGATATGATGAAGAATGTTGTTGAAGGTAGTGCTCCAGGTGCTCTTAAGTCAGTGATGGATGGTATGCAGAACATGCCACCTGAAGCGATGGAGCAGATACAACAACAAGCCCAACAAATGGCACAACAGCAACAAGCAAACTAAAGGTTATGGTTGACGAAGTAAACACGTATGAAGCTACTCCAGAGAATCCAGATGGACATGTGGATGAGATGGTGGCAAAAGCTGAAGGATTGGATAGCCCAACTCCGTCAGATCGGCCCGAATGGTTACCAGAAAAGTTCAGTAATCCCGAAGATATGGCTCAAGCATATCTGGAGTTGGAACAAAGGCTTGGTGGTCAACCACAAGAGCAACAAAATGATAACATGGCTGAAGTCCAAGAGATGGAAGCCCAGCAAGAAGAACAAAAGAATGATATAGAAGCATTCCTTGCTGACCGTGGTTTAGACTTTGATAAATTTGCAGAGGAATTTGAATCTTCAGGTTCCTTAAGTGATCCAGCCTACACTGCTTTGGAGCAAGCAGGGATCTCACGTAATCTCGTGGATAACTATCTCCAAGGACAACAAGCGATGCAGGGACAGTTAGCATCTAATGTCTACAGTATGGTAGGGGGAGAAAAACAATATGAACAGATGCTAGATTGGGCATCAGATAACCTCAGTGATGGGGAGATCGAAGCTTTTAATGCGAACATAGACACCAATCAAAGTAACAACATGCAGTTCGCAGTTAATAGTCTTTACACAAGATACATGCAGGACCAAGGAAGTGAGCCTAGCTTACTCCAAGGGTCCACTGCAAACACTGGTGGGGAAAGATTTGGTTCGTTACATCAACTAACAGAATCAATGGCAGATCCTCGCTACGAAAAAGATCCTGCATATCGTGCTCAAGTAGCAAGAACATTGGAGAGATCTTCTATTATGTGACGATAGCTCAAATCAGACAATTAAGCTATGCCCTCTGAGGAGGATAACATTAGACCGAAAGTTTGTAGGGAGTTGATTAACACATATTCATTCATTATGTGCTTGTATATGCACATGTGTATTTATTAATCACACTCTATAAATAATAAAGTAGAATGGCTACAGATTATAGTGATACCTCTGTTAGCAGTACGGTTGAAGCTGGAATACATCGTTCTGGTGCAGTCAACGCACTGAATAACCGTGATGCCCAAGGAGGGGTAAGGGAATTATTCCTTAAGTTGTATGCTGGTGAGGTGCTTACAGCGTTTCAAAGTAAAAACATCATGATGCCTTTGCATCGTGTTAGAACCCTCACGAAAGGTAAGTCTGCACAATTCCCAATGACAGGAAAATATCGTGATGCAGCCTACCACACCCCTGGTGATGAGATCAAACCAAGTGCTTCAAAGCAAGCAGAACGTGTGGTCTCCATTGATGACCTCTTGTTGAACGCTCAGTTTATCCCAAAGATTGATGAGGCGATGCAACATTATGACATCAGATCCGTCTACACCCAAGAAGCAGGGTTTTCTCTAGGTAAAATAGCAGACCAGAACATCCTTAGGTTAGCTATTAAAGCTGCCCTCTGCGAAACGTCTGCAATGGCTGGAGCTGCTGCTCACAGTAAAGGAATGGTCCAAGATTACGTTGCGTTTGATGATGAAGATTTCACAGAGAACGTAGTCATTGGTGCATCCACAGGAACAACTTCTGATGTAGCAAAGCAACGTCAATCTAAGCACATTGCTCAAGCTATCATGGATGCCAAGCGTATCCTTGAAAACAAAGATGTTCCTGGAGAACCTTTCGTAGTTATGTCTACTGACATGTACTATGACATGTTCAAACAAGATGCTTCTACCGCTATTAGCGACTTCATGATCTTTAATCGTGACGTTGGTGGATCTGGAAGTATCGCAAGTGGACAGGTTCCAACTATTCTTGGAATGCCTATCTATGTGACCAATCATCTTGGTTCTTACACCACTACTGGTGGAACCACTTGGTCTTCAGCTTTGTGGTCTCAGACAAGTACATCAGCAACTAATGTTGATCGGTCTCTTGTTCATAAGACTCAGGCAACTGCTCCTGCATGGGGTTCAAACCAACCTTTAGCTACTACTGTAGGATCTGGTAGAACATATCAATATGATGTTCCAGCAGTTGCTACTGCTAACCAGTGGGTAACAGAAGTAGATAACACTGCAAGTTCCAATAGAGACTCAGCATATATTTCTGATGTTGCTCTACGTGTTCGTGCGGTTGTCATGACCAAAGATGCAGTGGCTACTGCAAAGCTCATGGATCTCAGTGTTGAGAGCGAGTACCAGATTAATCGACAAGGTACTTTAATGGTGAGCAAATATGCGATGGGCCATAATATTCTTCGCCCAGCGTGTGCCGTTGCTTTGATCGCAGGAAAATAATCTAAGCAACACTTAGTCAACCTTAGGGGGAACTCTTTTATTATAGGGGTTCCCCTTTTTTTTACAAAGAATACCAATGTCTCCCACATCTAAATTAGAAGCAATTAATGTGATGCTCTCCCG